TTCGCTGGCTATGTCTTCAACCTCTGCACGCCGTACGGGTACTTTATCGCGAACGGCGTCTACACGGGAAATACGGAGATGACCGGTTTGGCGAACGGCGCCGCGGTCACGTCGGCGCAACTCGTCGGGCAGGCGACCGGCTCGACGATGCCCAAGACTTGGATGACGGCTCCGGGAGCTTTGTATCCGCGACACGAACTCGTGGACGGCCTCGACGGTCAGCAGCGCGCTCTTGAGGAGGCGTTCGACGTTGACGGGTTCGCGCTGAACTACCCCGGTGATCCAGATGGTGACGTCTCGCAGGTAGCTAACTGCAGATGCTCAGTCTCGTTCGGGCAATGACATACTTGACACACCTGCCGGGTCGACCCTCTTTAACCAAAAGGAGTTCACCCGTGACGCGATCTTCCTCACTGGAAGTCCGTGATCTTCTGGCGTCCCTCGACCTGGCGGACGTCAGTGTGACCATCGAAATCATCACGCCCGAAACTGCGGCGGAATGGCTTGAACTGAACGGACTCAACCGTCCTGTAGCTCAGCTAGTCGTAACGAGAATCGCCAGGGACATGAGCAAAGGCGAGTACATCCTCACGGGCGAGTCCATCATCTTCGGGGAGTCCGGGAGACTCCTAGACGGCCAGCATCGACTCTGGGCCATCGTTGAATCCGGGGTCGCTATCCAGTCCGTCGTCGTGCGCGGGATACCGAACGAGGAGCGGGCGATCCAGTTCGTCGACTCGGGAAGGTCGAGAACGCTTCAGCACGCCATGCACGTCACCGGGACCGAAGGAGCGTCGAAAGACCTCGCCGCTGCCGCGAACATGGCATGGCGATATGAACACCATCGTTTCAAGCAGACAGACTGGCCGTCACGGTCAGAGGCACTTACGTGGATAGAAGACAACGGCGGCATACGAGAAGCGGTCACTCTCGCTAAATCTGTCTACGTGAATCTACGGATTCCACGGACGCCCGTGGCCGTAGCGCTGTATCTCAACTCGCGCGTCGACCCCGAAGCGGCGGCGGAGTTCTGGCGGCTCGCATCAACAGGCGAAGGGCTGACCGCGAAAGACCCTATTCTCACCTATCGGAGATGGGCCATTCTTACGATGGCAAAACGGACGAACGAGCATCCCCAGACATGGCTGCTCTACAACTTGAAGGCGATGAACCAATGGCGCGACGGCAAGCAAGTCGGGATTCTCGCTGTGAAGAACGGGGAAATGCCCGAGCCGTGGAGCGACCGGTGATGGCGCGTATCAAGGACTCCTCCGTCATGGTCGTGCGGCAGGTTGTCGACATTGTGGAGTTGATCGACAACCGGACGGCTCTCAGAAAGCAAGGTGAACGCTGGGTCGGCTTCTGCCCTTTCAACGGAAAGTGCAAGAGGAGCTTTGCCGTGAGTACAGGGGATGTGGGCCTCTTTTACTGCTTCGGGTGTCGCAAGCGGGGCGACGTCATCCAGTTCGTCCAGGAGATTCAGGGACTTGAGTTCGCCGAGGCAGTTGAGTGGCTTGCCGAGCATTTCTACATTCCGCTTGAGTACGAGGAGGAGTAACGCGCGCGTGACCCGAAAAAACACCGCACTACGATTCCCGGCAGAAGCCACACCGACTGAAAGGGCTTGGGAGAATCATGTCGAGAGGAACCGGGGCACGTAGGCGCAGGACCGAACGGCGGCAGGTAGCGATGCGGGCAGTGCGCCCGGCAGCGCTGGTGGCCGCAGCGAGCGGCAGCACGAGTCTCCCGCTCGGGGAGCGCGACGCGAAGTGGGACGGCCCCGCCGCCGCGCAGGCCGTCGCGAAGTGGGCGTCCTCGGACGGCTCCGGCGACAAGGACAAGGTCGACTGGGGCAAGTACGGGCAGGCGTTCCTCTACAAGGACACGTCTGACGGCCCCGCTGAGGACTTCGGGAAGTTCAAGCTCGGGTTCGCTGAGCCGGTCGACGGCAAACTCGTCGCGAACTGGGGCGGCATCACGGCGGTCGCCGGGGTGCTCCAGGGCGCGCGGGGAGGTGCCGACATCGGCAGTGACGCGGACGCGATCAAGACGCGCGTCGAGGGGCTGTACGAGAAGGCCGCGAAGCAGTACGAAGACGACAAGATCGAGGCGCCCTGGAAGGGAGACGCCTCCGCCGCAGCCCACACGATGGCCTACGCGCAGCACGGCCCTGACGCCGACCCTGCGCTCATCTCGATGGCGACGGCGATCTGGGAGCAGGAGTTCGCCGCCGCGCCCGCCGCTGGCACCGCCGTGTGGGACGACGAGGACGGGTTCGCTGACCTGTCCGACGATCTGCAAGCGCTGCTGGGCTACGGCTGGTCGGTTCTCGACGTGGCGTTGACGGCGGACAAAGCAATCGCCTGCAACTACGGCTCCAGCATGGCCGAGTCCGTCGCGCCCTCCGGGTCTGATGATGACGACGATGGGCCGTCGTACTGGCTGATCCCGTTCACGATCGGGGACGACAAGGAGCCGGTGCTTTCCGACCAGGCCGACTGGACGCCGATCGAGAAGGGCTGGGTCAAGCAGGCTGCTGCACTTTCGGCAAGGTTCGCTGCCCGGTTTGCGGTTCTTGCTCCATGCGACAACTGTGAGCATCCGGCCGGGATGCACGGCGGCGACGACAACGACGGTGCGTGCTCGTCTCCCGGCTGCGACTGCGGTGCCTACATGGCCGCGAGTAACGCGGGCGTGATCGCCTTCCAGAACGGCTGGCACAACATCTCTGACATCCCGGCGACGATGACGTTCACCGGTATCAACGGCATGACGTTCGCGGACGCGATCAGCGCGACGCTGCCGGAGGCTCACAAGCCGGGCGAGAAGCTGCCGCGGCGGCGTGCGGGTGTGAAGGCACCCGAGCCGTCGATGAGCACGGCAGGCCCGACCGAGTGGTCTGCCGTACTGGCCCCCGAGGGGAAGATGACGTCGGACGGGCGCGCGTTCGCCCCTGGTTCGATCACGTGGCCGCGGCTCGATGACGGCCCGCTCGCTTTGATGGCGATGACCGTCACGTCAGAGGGCGGCCACGTCGGTGCCGAACTGTGCGGGCAGATCCAGAAGATATGGCGGGATGAGGCTGCTGGTCTGATCCGCGCGTCCGGGGTTTTCGACACCGGGGAGTACGGCACCGAGATCGCCCGGCTCGTCGACGACCGCACGTTGCGCGGTGTGTCGGTCGATCTGGCGGTTCAGAAGTGGGACCGCTCACCGTCGACGGACTGGTTCAACGAGGACGGCGAGTGGGCGCCGAAGCCTGACGCCGACCGTGACCAGGTGTCGCCGCTCGACCTGCTGTACGGCGAGAACCTCATCTCGGTCGTGCTGGCCGCCGAGATCGGCATGACGACCGTCTGCCCGTTCCCGGCGTTCGGTGAGGCACAGATCGCGGTCGGGCAGTCACTCGTCGCATCCGCGCAGTCCGAGATGTGCTGGACGGTCACGGCTGACGCGGGATGGTTCGCGAAGCCCACAGGAGCCGCTGAGACGCCCGCCGCCGTGCTGGGCGAGGACTGTGGCTGCGACGACGCCGAACCGTCGTTGACGGCCTCCGCTGCCGGTCTTGTCGCTGAGGCGCCCCCGGCGTCCTGGTTCGACGACCCGCAGTTGGAAGGGCCGACCCCGCTGACGGTCGACGAGAACGGCCGGGTGTCCGGCCATGCAGCCGTCTGGGAGATCAACGGCTCCCCCGCCTGCCACATCGGGCTGCCCGGCAGGTGCGTGTCGCCGCCGCACTCGAACACCGACTACGCGTATTTCCATCTGGGCGAGGTTCTCTGCGAGGACGGCGAACGGGTGCCGTGCGGACAGATCACCCTCGACACCGGCCACGCCGACCGCGACATGCGCTCCGCGGACGCGACCCGTCATTACGACCACACCGGCACCGTCGCCGCCCACGTCGTCTGTGGCGAGGACGAGCACGGCATCTGGGTCGCCGGGGCGTTGCAGCCGGACGCGCCCGCCGAGAAGGTCGCGCTGCTCCGCGGTGCGAAGCTGTCGGGTGACTGGCGCCAGATCGACGGGAACCTCGAACTTGTCGCGCTGCTGGCTGTGAACGTGCCGGGCTTCCCCGTCCCGTACAGCCGCCACCTCGTCGCATCCGGGGATGACGGCGAGATGCACGTCGTCGCTCTGCTCGCGGCAGGCATCCCGGTGTTCGACGAGGAACTGTCGGCCGTCGAGTTGGAGCGGTTCAAGGCGTTGGCCGCTCATGCTGAGTTCGCCGAGCTTGCCCGCCAGGTCTAACGGTGGGTAGCACCGTCAGCATCGGCCGTCCGGCGCTCGTTCGTCACCCGTCCGTGAGGGCACGCCGCCGCGCCGTCCACGAGGCGCTTCTAGCCGCCGGGACAGCCGAGCCGGAGGTCGTCTCGAACTACGAGTTGACGCAGGGCAGCCTCGCGGAGCGGAGATTCCTGAGCCTCGCGATTGCCGCGAACCACAACGAGATCGTCTCTGACCGGTGGCCGTGCGAGTCGGCCGGTCTCGGAGACATCCCAGGCACGTTGTTCCGGGACGGGGAGAGCGCCGTCGTCTGCTCCCCCGATGGCGTGCTGTCGCTCGTGTCGCTCTCCTGGGGGTGGCTACGCGTCCAGGTTGCGTCAGACGACCGCGCGGCGGCCTCGGCGATGTGCGGGGCGTTCAGGGCGCAGTTCCCGGCGTCCTACCTGAACTCGACGGAGGGGAAGGTGCCGATCACGTTCTGGACGCTCGGGAAGTTCGGCCCCGAGTCACGCCTCCGGAAGATCGAGTCGGCGCAGTGGGACGGCATCGAGCACAACTACACCGCCGCCGTCCGCACCGAACTTGCCGACCTGATGTCGTGGGACGAGCCGAAGCGGGACGGCCAACTGATCCTCTGGCAGGGCGAACCGGGAACCGGCAAGTCATGGGCGCTCCGTGCGCTCGCGTCGGAATGGTCGAAGTGGGCTGAGTTCCACTACATCACCGACCCGGACGCGTTCTTCGTCAAGGACCCGTCCTACATGATCGGTGTGCTCCTCTCCGACAGTTACGACGTGATCGACGAGCCGACCGGTGACGTCTACAGCGAAGGCGACCCGCAGGGCAAGTGGCGGGTGCTGATCCTGGAAGACACCGGGGAACTGCTCGCGGCGAACGCGAAGGAGTCGTACGGTCAGGGGCTGTCGCGGCTGCTCAACGTCGTCGACGGGATGATCGGTCAGGGGCTGCGGGTGCTGGCGCTCGTGACGACGAACGACGAACTCGGGACGTTGCACCCGGCGGTCAGCCGTCCGGGCCGCTGCGCGTCACAGTTGGAGTTTGGGCCGCTCTCCGCCGACGAGGCGTCCGCGTTCCTTGGCGAGACCGTCGAGACGGGCGGCACGCTTGCGGAGTTGTACGCGCGGAAGGCCGAAGGCGAAGCGGCGCTACCCGAGCAGGTCGTCTCCATGTCTGCCGCGGCTGCGCAGGACGTAGGCGTTCAGATCGCCAAGGTCGCCGCGAAGCATCAGGATGAGGCCAGCGGCTACGGCGAGACGGCGTGGAATCCAGACACGAAGACGGTGCTGTACGTCTGCGGTGACTGGACCGACCCTGACCCGATCAAGGACGACATGCTCGCGATCGACGGGGTCGACAACTTCGAGCATGAGGCCGAGGCGCTCCCGGACGGATGGTGGGACGCGCAGGTCGTTTACCCGGAGAACCCGGCCAAGTGGGTGACCGAGCGCGCCGGTAACGCGGGCGTGACCGACGAACTGTTCGCCGAGGTGCTCGCGCTCGCGGCCGAGCCGATCGTGCTGGAAGACCTGACGCCGCCAGAACCCGTCCAGGAGACCGTACCGTCCGCTGAGAGCCTCATCGCCTCGCTGGGTGATCTACCGGGTGTCGGCGCCGGAACGATGGACACAGACGCTCTCAGAGCGGCGCTCGCAACGTTGGAGGCCGCGCACCTGTCGACCACGCAGGGCGTCATGGCGCTCGTCGCGTCGGCGGTGCAGGAGCGCGGCTCCGCGCAGGGCGACATCCTCGCCTCGGCTGCCATCGAGGCGCTCCGCCAGTTCGCGCTCAGACCCGAAACGGCCGCCGCCCCGATCACCGTTAACGTGCCGGAGCAGAATGTGCGGGTGGAACCCGCGCAGATCACCGTCCATGTGCCGGAACAGACCGCCCCCCAGGTCGACGTGCATGTCGCCGCCGCGGAGGCGCCGGTCGTGAACTTCACCGTGCCGGAGCAGGCCGCACCGTCGGTCGTCGTGAACGTCCCCGAGACGGTCGTGAACGTGCCGCCCGCCCAGGTTGAGGTTCACACTCACACGGCGGAAGTGAAGCCGCGGCAGGTACGAATCCAGTTCGACCCCGTCACGGGCGAGAAGGTCTACGTCCAGGAGGACATCGATGACTGAAACTGAGTTCGGCCCGATCGTCTACATGGACGGTTGGCACTACACCGTCAAGACGGACGAGGCCGACAAGACGCGGCGTACCGCTATCGCGCAGGCACAGCTTGACTTCGCGACCGCGAACGGCGACAAGGACGCGATTGCCGAGGCCGAGGCCGAACTCGCCGCCGTGGTCGCCCACCCGCATGAGGTTCCCGACCAACGGCTCGTTCTCGAAGACGACGACGAGGGCAACTCGCGCTACCGGCTCGCCACGGACGCGGACACCCGGTCGTGGCATGAGCGGAAGCATCGCCGCTTCGCGAACATCGTGCTGGAGGACGGCGTGCAGCCGGGTCTGCAGGTTGACCAGAACGAGTACGAGGCGATCCAGGAAATGCTGAAGAAGCGGAGGGGTGAGTAGACGTGGAGATCGCACTCGACCAGATCCAGTGGCACAACCGGCGCGGCAACCGCGTCAACCTGACGTTCTGCCCTGACGGCGCGATCATCGAGACGCCGTGGCTGCCGTCTCTGCGCCCCGGCGCCGTCATCACACGCGGCTTCCGCCGCAGCCTGAAAGACCTAGT